TCTACAATACATTAAACTATGTGAAACAGTAGATGATGTACCAGTTGATAATGTACCAGCGTTACCTAATCTTACAACTAAACCAGCATCACCAGCATTTGCTGAACTTTCTGTTTCTTTAACGCTGTATATTACTTTATAGTTTCTGTATGTAGAAGAAAATATATTTGAAAAATGAAAAGGTTGTGTTGTAGCAGAACCAGAAGCAACAGATTTTGTTTCTAATAAAACCAGTCCACCAGCTGCACCAAATTCAAACCCACCGCCTGACTTCACTTTAATAGCATTTCCTGCTGTTGCAGTACCACTAACATTAAATGTTGATGGGTTAAATGTTTCATCATATAATATTCTGTGATTTGCATTTGTACTAGAATTATCTGTTCCATCTAAAACTAAAAAATCACCAGCATCAGCAGTACCATTAGTAGAATTTAAAATAATAGAATCTGATGAAATATTATTTACTGCAGCTGAGTGCATTTCATCACGAGTGACTGCATTAGAAGAAATTTCTGTTGAACCGACTGCATCATTTGGAATTTTTGCAGAGGTAACATTATCGTTTAAAATCTTTGCAGTAGTGACAGCATCATCAGCAATTTGAGAAGTCCCAATCGTTCCAGATTGTATTGCACCTACGGGTATTTTACTTATTGGCATTTATGAAACCTTCTTTCCAAAGTAACCAGTTGTTTCATCAATTTTTCTAGTTTCACCTTCTTTGTTTGCATCAAAAGGTGTTTTTGGTAATTCTATATAAGTAGAACCATCTGGTCTTTTTAACTTTGCACCACCAGTTGGTGATTGTTTTGTGATTCTAGTTACCATTCTTATTCCTTTTATTTATTTATTATTTCTTAGGATATTTAACTTTGACAGATTTAATAGCATCTTTCCAAGTTGTGGTATCATTTATCAAATCGTGATACTGCATATCTAATTGGTCTTGAATTGATGGATATTCTTGCTCTCGTTTAGCTTTATATGCTTCTGAGTCTGCCCAAGCATTTACTTTAGTCCAATCAATATTAACCTTTTTCTCATCTTTATCTAAAGCAACTATATTTTTTTCTGTTTCCCCAAGAATACTCACAACTGAAGAATGTATTGCTCTTATGCCTTTATGTAAATCCATTATGCAGATACCTCCGTGATTGTAAATACTGCTGACTGTGCTGTACTGTAACGATCAGCAGTTTGGTCTGAGTTGAGATATACTGTACCACCCCCAGCAAGTCCAAATCTAATTTTATATGTTACAGCACTTGTTGTTCCACTTGTTTCTGCAAACTGTAAAATTAAAGGGAACATTTCAGTATTGGTATTACAAGTATTATTTGCAACTTGCAAAGCATTCGCACCAGAATCTTTGAACAAACATACAGTCAAATTAGTGCTTCCATTTGTTAAACTGCCCATCACTAAAAAATCAATGTATAATGTACTGTCAGATGCTTTAGGTGTAATTGCAAGTGTTGTAAATTCCGTACCTTCTGTATTTTGTGGTATTGTATCGTCTTGAGCAATGGCGGCTGTACTTGATGCTTTTGTCGTTACTAAACTTTTTACCCTTTGTAATACTGTACCAGCTGTACCAAATTCTAATGCACTTGCACCACCGTTGACTTTTAGTGCTTGACCAGCACTCCCTAATGAAGTTAAACCAGTTCCACCTTTTGATACTGGTAATGTACCAGTTATTTTTGATGTTATATCAATATCACCATTTTTTATATCAATGTTTTCTATTGTTCCATCTGTAATATTAGCCGTAGTAATTCTTGTAGTCATTTAATTTTCCTATACCACTAAATATCTAACACCAATTTGTACTGTATTGGCTGGTGCAGTTGTAAAAGTTAAGGTTGTACCAGACACACCATAATCGGTTGTTGGTTTTTGCATAACTCCATTTTCTGTAACTATAACACTATTTACTGTATGTCCAGTAGTAATTGTAAATGCAGTTGTTGAACCATCACCAGTAAAATAAGATGATGTATAAGTGAAAGCTGCTTTTGCATTTGTTACTGCGTTGTCTTGAATTTTTGCAGTACCTACTGAATTATCATCTGGAGAACCTAAATTAACTTCGTTTGTTGTTGATAAATGAACTACCACTATGACAGCAGATGTTTCTGGTGCAGAAGTAAAAGTTATAGTTGTACCAGAGATTGAAAAGTTTGTTGTATATTTTTGAAACACACCATTCACAAATGCAATTACAGTTGATGATGGGTTTTGAGGAACTCTTGATAAAGTAAATGCAGTTGTTCCACTTCCTCCAGTAAATGTATCTATTGTTGGAGTTGTATCTGTGGCTGCTCTTGCTTGAACTATTTGTTGTCTACCAAGATAAACTACAAAACATCTTACAGAGTTTGCTGGAGCAGAAGCAAAATTAATTTTTTGTACACCACTAACCATTGCGATATCATATGCACTTCCAGGCTCTTGAATAACACCACCTAAAGAAACTATGATAGAAGTTGCAGAGGCAACATTATGTGTCAAAGTAAATTGTGTAGTTGAACCATCACCAGTGAAGATGTCTTTTTCAAATGCACCAAATGTAGGTTCTTTTCCAATATATGCCATTTTTTATCCTTTAGGGTGTTTATCTTTTATAGCTTTAATTTTTGTTTTCCAACCATCAATTCCATTATGATATAAATCATCTAGTTGGTCTTCTATACTTGGATAGTCATCTTTTCTATCCCTTTGGTATTGTAATTTATCATATGCAGTTTTAAGTTCTGCCATTTTTGTTTTAACTTTATCTTCATCAACAGAAACTAATTTTCCATCTTTATCAAACGCACCAGCAGTATCGTCAACAGTAACGACATCTGAATATAATTCTCTGATTGCTTCGTGTCTAGTATAACTCATCCACCTATCTCCATACAAATTAAACTTGTTGAACCTCTAAATAAATCATCAGAACTTCTTCTATTAATATAATAAGTATATGAACCACTACTTCCTCTAAAATATAATTTATAAGTTATTTGTGATGTAGTGCTTGGTGAGTCTAAAAAACTATAACCTAGAGAATCATACATACCAGTAGAGGCATAAGTAGCTGAACCATAATTATATGAACCACCACCAGTTCCTAGACCAATAGCATTATATCCACCACCAGCAATATCTCTGTAAATTGTAAAAAACATATGGGCATTTTCATTATTACCCATTGTACCTACATCAAACATTGTTAACACTTTACTAGATGTTGATGATGGAGTTAAAGTTAAGGATAATCCAGTTATTGCTACATCAGATGTAGATGTTGTAGATGCAGTATCAGATTTAAAAGATGATTGCACTTGTAATATTTTTCCAGCACCACTTGCAGCTGTTAGTGTATTGTTTACATTTAAATTATCTACTGTTAATGTTCCCATTATTTGGTTACTCCATATAAAGTGAATGTTCCAGATATATTGCCTGTACTCATATATAATTGTACTGCTGTCCCATCAACAATTTCAGAACTCTCAACAAATGTTGCTGTACCAAATCCAGTAGATTGTACATTGCCTGATATTGGATAACCTAAAATCCAATTTGTTTGTGGTGGGTGATTTGAATCACCCATTCTAAATAAATCCATTGTTCCACTTAAAAATTCAAAAGTATCACCAGGCATATAATAACCACTTGAAGCATTAGCCGCAAGCCAAAATTGAGCTGCACTTGAAGCCCCTTGTTGTTGTAAACCTGCCACAGATGAAAATCCATTAACAAATACAGTATTATAGTTTGATGATGTGTTATATGTTGGTGTTGAACCAATACCAAATCTTCCATAAAATAAAGCAGCATTATCAGAAACAGCTGTTACATTATCCATAACAATTCTATAACTTGAATAAAGAGCAGAACCAGAAGTTGTGTCTAAATCAGTAAAAGCTACTGTGGCCGCATTAGAAACTGTTTGTGTATTAATTTTTATAAGACCAACACCAGCACTTCTTAACGCTTCTTGAGAAAGTAGAGTTGTTGATGCAGTTCCATCTGTGATAAGTGCAGTACCATCTCTTTTTTGTATACTATCTACTTTTAAAATACCCATTTATTTTCCTTAGCTTGGTTCTGTTGGCCAAGTAACTTTTTTTACTTTGTCAACAGTATCTAATCCTTTTGTTAAATCTCTCAGTTCTTCTCTATACACTTGCCATTTACCTTTAGTTGTACTATCCATTCTAGAGTCACTTATGTCTGGCATTTGTGTCCAATCACTTTCTTTTAAAAGTCTATTTCTTATTGGTCTTATTTCATCTAATGCTTCACGAAGTTCACCCTCATCTTTTTTTGCTAATAATTCTGATTCTGTTGGTTTCTTTGTTGATGTGTCTAACCAAGTTAAATTTTTATAATCAGTTTGGTCATTACCCACTAACTCCCATAAACAACCAGGCCAATAGTATTCTAATAATTTTGCTATATTCATATTACTAACCTTTTATCTCTTGAAGTGTTACGGAATTTAAAGCCATTGTATTATTATATCTTTCTGTACTTCTTCTTTGTATGTAAGTAGCCGAAGCACCAGCCATTCCTCCTGCTCTTACTGAATATGTTACTGCTGATGTTGTACTAGGTGAATCTAAAAGATTAATACTACATTGGTCTGGTTGAGTACCACCTTCAGCATTACTGTCGTGAACAGTTAATATACAAGTGCTTCCTCTAAAAACAGTAATACCCCAACCATTTGCAGCTGCACTTGTACCCATAATACAGCCTGTTATAAAAATTTTATTTGAAGTAGAACTTGGAGTTATAGATTGTGAGAAGATTTCTGTTCCCTCTGAAATTGTAGGAGTTGTATCATCATCTGGTATTGCAGAAGTAAAAGTTGCTTTTGCAACTGCAGCTGTTACTTGTTGTAGAACTATTCCTGCTCCACTAACACTTGAACCAACAACACCATCAGTAATAATAGCAGTACCGTCTTCTTTTTGTAAATTATCTACTTTTAATGTACCCATAAAATCTACCTAAAGTATAACAACATCTCCCTCTATTGTCAATGTATTACCAGAAGTAACCGTAATAGGCCCTACTGCCACTGCATTGACTCCTTGAGGAATTGTAAGTGTTTCATTTAAAAATTTAGTGTTTGCTCTAAACTGTGCTGATTGTCCGAAAGATTGGGGAATGGCATTTGCATCTAGGACATCATTATATTGAACTTTATCACCAGCGTTAGCACTAGCACCATCTGTACCGTCAAGGATTAAATTATCACCAGCATTAGAACCTCCACCATCTGTTCCGTTAAGAATAATATTAACAGATGCTCCAAGACTTACTGAAGCATTAATTTTAGCAGTTGTGACAGCACCGTCTGCGATACCATCGGTTGGAAGTTGAAAGACAGCCATAATTTATCCTATGATATGGTTGCACCGTTACTAGAAACTACATTCCAGTTTGCACCATTGTAAACTAAAACAACACTTTCACCGATTGCATTAAATACAATACTTGTAGAAACATTGGTAGAGTTTAAGTTACCATTTGATTGTGTCATTGTTGCATTGTTACCAGCAACAGTCATAATGATTATTTTTCTTTGACCAACAAAACGACCAGTTGCAAGAGTAAGTCCAGCAGTACCACTAGCTGTGTTTAGAAGTGATACTTCAGTATCTTTATCTAATGCGTTAGAACCACCAGCACCAGTTATGGTTTCAGTTGATGAACCTTGAAGTGTTGATGTTTTGTTCGGTAGTGTGACTGTAACATTACCAGAATATACAGCGTGAGCTGGAGATTCTAATGCAACATAGTGTGCATTTGAACTTTCACAATATAATCTTACTTGTGATTTTGCACCACTATTTTTTACATCAATAATACCAGTTGTGAAAATGATATCATCATCACCATTTATTTTAAAGTGAATAGTATCATCTGTATCAGCAGTGATAGATGTATCAGCGTCTGCATCTAAAACTAATTCTTTACCATTAAGGTCAAGTTTAGTTGCAGTCATCTGAAATATATCAGCACCACCTATTTTAAAATCTATTGTATCGTCTGAATCAGCAGTTATTGAAGTATCTGCATCAACATCTAAAATAAGTTCAGAACCATTAAGGTCTAAACTTGTAGCGATTACTGGGGCTGTTAATGTAACTACGCTTGCAGTTGCACTCATCCCAGAAGTTAAAGCAGAACCAGTACCTAATAATGTGTACAGTTCTACAAAGTTATCGTTTACCTTGTCACCTCCAGCTCTGAGGGTATCGCCTGTCCCATCATTTGCTGAACTGCCAAGTCCGATAGATTGATATGCCATTCCTATATCTCCTATTATCTACTTTTATTTATAATGATTAAGTTGCAGTATTATCAAAAGTTAATCCCATATCTGATAAAGTTGCATCAAATCTAAATGCACTTGCATCAAATGTAGTTGTTATGTTTGCAGTTTGTGAAACACTAAAGTCTGCATCAAATCTTGCATAATCACCACCTAGTGTATCATCAAATTTATATAATGTTTGTGAGAAGTCTAGTGGATTAGTTAATCCAGCAAAACCTACATCAAACTTGACACTATTTGAGTCAAATGTTTTATGTGTCTCAGAGAAATCTAAGAACTCTTGACCCAATGTGTCTATTGTCTTACCACCAGCATTGTCTTCATCAAATGTTTGTCTAATATCATCAAATGTTCTAAAGTCCATATCAAATGTTTGGAACATACCAGTTTTAGTAATTCTTAATTCACCTCTTGGTGGTACATTGATTCTTGTAGTAAATGCAGATGGTGCTATAAAGTTTCTACTTTCATCAAAGAACCTTGTTGTAGAATCAAAGTTCTCTTCATCAGTATCACTAAATCCACCAGTAACAGATACTTCATTTATTTTAACATCTTTAAATTGGTCAATGGTAAAGTATGTATCAACATTTTCATCATCACTTAAAAATCCCTCTTGCATAAATCCATATTTCGCAAGGTTAACTAAGAAAGGTGCAAATGATGATGATGTTGCACCACCCATAGTTACTGAAACAGAACTTGATAATGTAAGTTCTCTTTTACTAGATGGTAATACTGTTCCACCACCACTTGTATTTTCTTGATAACCAATAGCTGGAGTTGTATTTAAAGTTGTACCATCAGTTGCTGTACCTAACCTACGACCAAATACAGTTGTAAATAGAGTTGTAAGTGTAGATGCAAGTTCTGGAGTGAATGTTTCAGTATCACCTACAAATCCAGAAATCTCAGAACCAGTAGGTATAGTAAGTCTTGCATTAACTAATGATGAAATAGTAACTTGTCCAAATACTGCAAACCCAGCAGGGTGTGTTGCAGTTCTAATACTATCACGCCACTCATTAATTGATTCACCTATTTTTACAACATAAGAAAAATCTTGATAGTAATATGAATCTTGGATTCTCATAGTATCTTCAGATACAAATCCTTTTGAACCTATGAAGTTACCAGTTGTTCTACCAGTTGCACCAGTAGTTAAATCACCATCAGCTGTTAAACATTGTACAACTATTCCACTTGCAGTTCCAGTTGTAATTAAATCACCCTCTTCTGGTGTATGTGTTGAATTTATTTTAATGGTTTGTTTTGCACTATCAAAGGAAACAATAGTTCCTTGTGATGATGTTAAACCTTCTGTTGCAACAAATGTTCCAACAATGTCTTTTACTAATACAGTTTTATTAAATCTTACAGAATCTCTTACTGTATCTTCATTTAAGATTGCATCACCTTCACCCTCATTTTCTAATAATATTTTTTGGCCAGATATCGCTTCACCAGTAACAGTTGCATCTTCTAATATGTGATAAACAGAATCGTTCTTATACCCAGAACCGAAGTTTCTAATACCTACTTCTGTAACACCACCAACTCCAGTATTAGATTTTGCAAGAAGTTTTGCACCAGTACCACCAGATACAGTTATAGATGGTAATTTAGTATAACCATTACCTTCATTTGTAATTCTTATTCTTCTTATCTCACCTTGTTCTTGTGACGGTAATGTTGCAGTTTCTAATTGTGTAAACTGTTCATTTTCAAATAGTAATACATCATCACTATCTGATAATTCCATAGTGATTCTAGAAGCACCATCATTCTCTTGAACTATATTATCATTTTCGTTAGCACTATTTGTATCAGTACCATCAAGAACTATGTGGTCAACAGTTGCATCTTGTTCTAATATCAAGAACTCTGGTTCAGATTCTTCTCTAAGTAATCTAAAGTTTCCTAATTCGTCTTCTAATATAAAATCGTTATTGTTATCTACTGGTAATGATTGTCTAAATCTTTCAGATGAATTTGTTTCTTCACCGACTAACACACCAGTTTGTATTGCACTCGTAACAACAGAATCCTCTGTAAGTATTTTTGAATTTGCATCTGACCCAGTTGCATCTGTTCTATCAAAAATTATATTAGTGACACCATCAGAATCATCTTCTATTTGAATATGATTTGTAATAAAGTTGTCTGGGTCAACTGGTGTTTCAATAATTATATTATCACCAGCGTCTGCGTGGGGAGTTGCAGTTCTATTTAAAACTATATTTACATTTTCAAAGGTTGCATCTTCTTGTTCTATATCACCGACATCATCAACAATAATACTTTCTCTTTCATCAGTAATAATGTTATCACCAGATGTTGCGTTTTCTAATTGTATTGAACCACCTACAATATCAACATTTGCTTCTACACCAGTACCATCTGTATCACTATTATCAAATTGAAGTTGAGCTCCATTTGTATAACCAGTACCAGTATCATCAATTACTATTTCATCTATCTTACCTTTTGATACATCTGCAACAACCATTTCTGCAAAACCATCACCACCTATTACAGTTACTGGGTCATTGATTTCATAATACTGTCCACTTCTAGTAATATCAACACCAGAAACAATTTCTTGTATGACTGCAAAAATATCAAAATCATTATTAGGGTCTGTTCCGAAAACAGTTTCACCAATTTGAAATGTTCCAGTAATAGAGTTATCTGCAATTCTTAATTGTGCAAACGCATTACCACCTTCTGAAAATTTAGTGACTGTCGTGATTCTTGCTGTTGCACCAGATGTTCTACCAGTTATTACCTTGTTTGATAGATTACTAAAGTTTGATGTACCAGTCTCTATAACTTTCATTACAATTTCTGTGTCCCAGAAACCATCTGAAACTCTTAACATATTATCTCTAGGAAATACTATTTCAGCTTCTTCATCAAATAGTAATCTAAAGAAATATTTGTGGCCATCAATAGTACCTTTAGAAGTATATAAATCTTTTATTGTTTTTATTAATTGTCTTTTTGATACACCACTTGCAAGTGTTTCACTAATACCTTCTAAAAATGAATCTCTAAATTGAGTTAAGAAATCATATATGGTATTATCAACATCTGCATAATCTAAAAGTTGTTGAATGTTTTGTATTGGATTACCACGAAACTGTGTAATTTTAGCTCGGGCATTAGAAGTTAAACCTTGAATTTCTTCATTAGTTTCAAATTTATTTTGTGAAGTAATGTATAATACTTGATTGTCATCAAAGTCATCAATTAAAACTGTCGCAGTTGCATTAGATGTAAGACCTTTGATTGTTTCACCAACTGTAAACTTTGCAACAGAATCTTCTAATACAACATTCTCATCACCTTTTTCATTTAAAATATAATTAGTAGATGTAGTTTCTTGTAATACATAATTGACATCACCAGAAATGGTTAGCTGTCCACACTCAAGATATCTATAATAATCTTTTAAAAATTTTACAAATTTAGGGTGGTCAGATTTTAAGAACTCTGGAACGAATTCTTGCAATAAGGGTGAGATTTTTTTATCAAATGTAGAAGACATTAGTAACCACTTGAGGAACTACTTCCAGTAGTAATATAAGATGTTGATGTATCAGCAGTTGTTACAGCAGCCGCTGTTGTTGCAACAGATGAACCAGAACTTGAGGTTGCAGTATCTACCTTTCCATTAACAGTTGAATTAGGTAAATCTATTTCTAATATATTATTTCTCAAAGGTATTATGTCTGATGATGATGGAACTGCAACTATTCTAATTTGTGTAGATATTGCACCATCAACATTAGATATACTTGTTATTTTTGCACTAGGTATAGATACTTTACCAGCAATATAATCAACAGTACCAAAATTTGCATCTACAATAGTCTTCGTTGTACCAACAAAATAATAAGTTCTTAATGCACCATCTGTGTCATCAATGAAAAGTTCGTTATCATTACCACTTATTTTAAATCCAGTTGATGATACAACAGCTTCGTGACCACTATGAGGATTATATATTGAATTACCAAAGTTTACTGTATATGATGAATTGGTGTTAAGAGTTGGTGTGATTTTTTTAGACATTTGAATAGTAGTTACATTTGAAGTTATTGCACTATCAGTATCATCTATTTGTCCAATCAAATCTGAAAATCTAAATTGTGAATTAAATTGTTCTAAAGTATCTGCACTATAAGTTGTAAGTGTTGTTACAATTAATGCATTTAAATCATTAACTGTTTTTGTAGTAATTGTAGAATTATACTTATAATTCGTAGTCAATCTAATCTGAATAGTTTCTGGGTCAACTATTTCTGTTCTAATAGATGCAACATTATATGGTTTTAAAGAATTTTGTATTGTAGACTTTTGAGAATTAGTTAATGTATTTCCATCATTTGTTTTAATAGAGATATAAACTATTCCATATTTTGGTGGGTCATTATCTTCACCACCCCAAACTGAAACAGCTGCAGTATCTGGAAATACTTGTCTTACAAATACTTTGTAATCATTTACTGTGACTGCTCTATTTTGTGCAGAGTAATCTAAAGGTGCATTAAATTTAATACTATCAATAGTTTCTCTTGTTGCACCACCAGTGGCTGCAGATGTTGTCGTAACAGTATATGCAGTAGAACCAGAAATCTGTGAAGAACCAGTAAGACTGCCTGCACCATTAGCTAAAGTTTCGTTAGTAACAATATATTCTAAAACAACTATATTACCATCAGTTAATTTTTTACCTATTACACCATCACCAAATAATATTTCGTGTTGTCCATCTTCAACCTCTTGTATAAAAAATACATTAGATGTAGATGTTGCTTGAACTATGTCAGCAGATTCTGTATATGTTTGAGTAGTTGAATCGGTTGAAGAGTTTTGTACAGTAACTTTAAGAGTTGACATATCTGCTTTTGTATCTGCAATTATAAATCTTTGGTCAATGTTATCTGCATCAACAGTATATCTTGTTGTGATTAATGTTCCCTCAAATACTTCTAATCCTTCAAATCTTAATACATTATTTTCTCTTGATTTAGTAACTGCTTCATTTGTAATAAAAAAGTAAGGAACATTATCAATAGATGATTGAAAAGAAAAACCTTTTGGTATTGTTGCAGTTGTTATGCCAGTAGTTGCACTAACCTCTACATTAACTATTGCTTTAGGTGCTCGTGAACTTCTTACTTTATAACCTAATAGTTTTGCGTGTGATACGACTGAAGAACGAAGTTGTGCAGTATCAAGAAACATCTCATTACCCATAAGGTTTGCGTTCATAGCTTGATAGTGCGTGTTGTATGCAAGAACATCTAATAAGACATTCATACCAGAACCTTCAAAGTCGTAGTCTGTAAATTCTGTTTGATTTTTTAGGAATGTTTTTAAATTACTTTTGATACCATCAAAATCTAATTCTGTAATTCTTAATCTTTCTTTATTTGCCATTATCTTATTCTCTCTAGTATAAACTCAAATGATATTAGTTCAGTTGTTGCATTAATAATAAAAAAGTCTAATCTAATATTATAAGCATTTCTGTCTATGTCTGGTGTGCAATCAACTCTATGTAATAAAATTCTTGGTTCGTGTGTTTCTAAAACATTAGTGATGTTGTGAGTTAATACTCCAGCAGTTAATGTGTTTAAAGGTTCAAATAAAGATTGTCTGATATTAGAACCTATCTCTGGGTGAAAAGGTTTTTCATAATGATTTAATGATATAAGATTTCTAACACTTCTTTTGATTGCCTCTACATCTGTAACTTTAGTAATATCTTTAGTAACTGGATTCTGATTAAAGTTTAAACTCAAATCCTTAAAGATACGATTACTTCGTCTCTCGTTATTTATTTGTGCATCAAATAATAAATTTCCAGTTAATGACATATCTTATCCTATCCAGCAAATACTGTTGAATTTACTGTTGGTGTGTCAGCTGCAGTACAAGCATTAGCTAACGCATCAGTTTTTCTACATACATTTGTTCCCTCAACAAAAACTGTCGGTGAACCAATTATAGGGCCAGGTGAAAAGTGTGTAAGACATACTGGGTCTTTAAATTTAAATATATGTAAAATATTTTTACCTTGTCCTTTTGTTCTTATAGGAACACCTTGAGCTCTAACAGTATTTGCAGCTTCAATACAATAGAATTCAGTTTTACAAGGTGGTGGATGTGGTACATCTAGGTCTCCCCAACAATGTATTAATAAACCCATAAGTAACTCCTTTTATATTCTTATTTATTTATGTCACTAACGGTGCATAAAAACCAGAAACATACGAAGTAATATGAGATAAACTATTTGTAACAGCGTGTGTTAATGAGAACGATTTACACTCAGTTGGTTGTATAATTTCGTGTTGTGTTGTCACTCCAGTTATAGGGTCTGTTTCTGATATAGTTTCAGTTTTAAAAAAACAAACAGTCACAGTATACGAAAAAACATATTGGTCAGTATAATCTGGTTCAAGATTATAAATGTCATAAAAACCACTTAATGGGCCGTCATCATTTACATTCTGTGGCATTTTATCTACACCTATGACAACATCTTCTGGTGTCCAGTTTGTACTTAAACCTCTAGGAACAAAATGACCAGTATCAATAAATTTACGACTGTAATATCCAGCTGTGTTTGCAGAAGTTACTCCATTTGTTATGACAACATTAGGTTCTGAATCAGCAGAGTAATCTTCATACAATAATTTATCTGTGTCTGATTGTATTTCATCTTCATCATTTGTTGCATCCTCTAATAATAATGAAGCATCATCAACTGCTATTTCTTGTAAAAGATTATCACCAGCATCATTACCAAGCAAATCAGTTCTATTTAATACTAAGAAGTCTCCGTCTTCTAATAATATTACACCAGTATTTACTGTCAGAGTTGCTTCTTCTAAAACTAGATTTATTTGTTCTCTGTCTAAGGTCAAAGTTGTAGATACTATTTCCTCATTGGGGCCTGGACTTGCAGTTACAGTTCTACTAAAAGTCTGACTCTCTCCAGATACTTGTCTAGGAATACTCGCAAATTGTGTTGCTGGTGATATTGTTACCATTATCCTTGTCCACGATACTTCTTCCAACTACTTCTTTTATGTTTATTCATAGTAGAAGTTTTAACTTTACCCCTACCAATAGATGTTCTTTTAATAGTGGGTTCGTAGACTGACATTGTATTCATTTTTTTAGCCATTTATTTCTCCTAGTTCAAGTCAATTCTTGGTGCAGTTACTTTATAATTACCACCAGCAGTATGAGTTATTGTTCCACCAGCCATATCACCTATCTTTGCACCAGCCTTTCGTGATATATAACCACCTACTGAAGTTATTTGAGCACCACCAACAGTATCAGTTTGAGCACCACCTATCGCATTACTTTCAGCTGCACCCACAACTTTACTTCTCATTGCAGCTATGTTTAATGTATCTGCACCCATAATCATTGTCATTCGTGAACCTTTGATTACTTCAGTTTTACTTCCGTCTACTTGTATATTCCAGTTTCCTTTAATGTAGGTATTACAGTTTTGGTCAATCGTTAAATTACAAGCACCTTTAATGTTTACAAAATCATTACCAGCAACAACCTCATAATTATGTCCTACAACTCTTGTCATTTTTGTACCATCTGAATCTACCTCATAGAATGTTCCAGTCCTATGGAATTCCATAATTCTTTCTGCACCAGGCGTGTCATCATACTCTTTAATGTGTCCAGACTCTGTTTCCCTTGCGTGATTGTAAGGATACTCTGGGTCAACTCTCATCTTTTCATTTCTTGGTTGTCCAGTTTCAGTAGAGATACCACCCACTCTTGTACCAGTAAAATTAGTATCAGTTGTTCTTGGTTCACTCCAAGAACCACCACTTGTGGTTGTAGGGCCTGTGGTTGTTCTTCTACCAGTTTGTGTTTCTATTGTAATTGCATTTGCAACTGGGTCTGGTTTGATTGATATATCTACACCTAGTTTTTCTGCTGTTCTTAAAATTAATTCTTTTTCTTTACCTTTATTTTCTATTAATAAATTTTCAGATATTTGTCTTGCTTTTTGTTCTACAAAAGCATCTGTGACTGCATCATTTCTATTGACAAAATTACCATCACCATCTTGTAAATATTTTGCAGTATCCAACCAGTTTTCTGTTATTGCCATACCACTAGAATTAAAATTACCACCCTTACTTGCATCAAAATCTGGAAGTAGATTTGCAAGTTCATCTGTCAAACTATTTAAATCACTATCGTTGGTACTATTATTTACAAAGTTCCAACCAGATGCTGAGTTAAATACTTTGCCTCCAGATTGCGTACTTCTAAATGTATCTACTATCGTGTCGTGGTATTGGGGATTCTCATCTCTTGTTGGAATTCTACCACCGTATTTTTGTAATTCTATTTTATAGTTTTCACCATATTTTTTTGCAAGGGCTGTTGATGCATCTACACCAAAATTAGTTATTGAATTTATTGCACCATCTGATGTTAGATTACCTTGTGAATCTACCGTGATACTATCATAAAGATACCTTGACATTCTTTCATCAACACCACCAACAGTTGAAAGTGGGTCAACTGCACTTAATAATTTTGCACCAGCAAGAATATAACCAGACCTTGTTGTTGGTGCAAGTAAACCAGTTTTGATAACATCTGAAAGTGTATTTGTTACTTGTGGTAAACTTACTTTATAATCACCTATATCAATATGAGTGTCTGCATTAAAGGCATTAAATGTTGCTGTTATACCAGTTGTTAAACCTAATAGTGTATCACCATCTGCAAGTTGATAAGCTGCAGCTCCTACATCTACAATAGTTCCAAAATTGTCTGTTAGAAATCCACTTGTTTCTTCACTTATTAATCCAGTCAAACTATCTGTTATTGGTTCTGCAACTGTATTAATAATCTCTGAACCAATCGGTGTTGATGCAAGTGCAGCTACTACACCACCAGGCGACAAATTACCAGATGAAAGTTTACCGACTGCTTGTGCAGTCACAGCAATCTTTGATGCAGAATCAATAGAACTAAATGTTCTTGGAATAATATTTGTAAAACCTTTAAAACTTAAATTTTTAAATGCAGCTCCTAGTTTATCAACTAAAGATGTAGAACCTTGTGCAGCTCTTCCTACAACACCAGCTTGTGCAAAATCTCCAATACCTTGTGCAAGATTTGAACTGGTCGCACCAAATATAGCGTGTGTTCCAGAAGCTTGTGCTCCCCTTTGTACATTACCTAATATTGACCCACCACTATCTGATATGTCAATACCAGTAGCAAGTGAACCCTCACCAGTTACATCTGATACACCAAAGTCAGATAAGAACCCACCACTTGTTGCATTTTGAAACGCACCAACACCTAATCCAAGTGCAGTACCACCTACACTAAATAATGTACCAGCAAGTCCTAATCCACTTGCAAGAGCAATCGGTACATCTTTTGTATAAGCACCATCTCTTACTTCTCTATTTCCGTGAATTAAACTAGGAACTGCAAGTCTGCTTACATCTGGTTCATTTAATCGTAATGGATAAGGCCCGAAGTCTGAAACATATTCATTAGTTGGGTCATTGAAACCTTTTGATTTATCTCTGTCAACTGCGTTTCTACCAGGCAGTGTTCCCATAACAACTGGTTCTTGCATAGTTTGTGCATCAGTAAAGAAACCTATAACCCAAGAACCTGGCGTAAGAAACGAAGGTGTTTCCCCTAACCCATTCATAGATGGAGTAGTGACAGGCATCATTACTGAAGCCCACGGTAAATCTTCTGTTGGGATTTTGGTTTTATCTTCTGTGTGATATCCTAGACACCGTACACGAACTCTACCTAGTCTCTCTGGGTCGTTTCTATCTTCTACGCAACCAACAAACCAAGTAAAACCATCCTTGCCCATAAAATAAGAATAATCTTGCATACTCTTATTTATGTCAAATAGTCTAGTACCTCTTTACGGTCTTATCTAACTAATAATATTAAAACAGTTATTGTTGTCAGAACACCAAATAGAAATCCTCTGAACCATTTATTATTCATATTATACCTCATCTTTTTGTTTTGTCAAGTATTTCCAACTAATCGGAAACGCATCTTGACAATGAATACTTAATTGCTGTGCAACCTCTTGTGTTTCTTTTTGTGAATGTGCATCTAAACGCAACTTACATACTCTTGCAAATGCGTAAAGAGTTCCACTCCATATCCAATTAGTATACATACTCTGTGGTAATACTGCACGAGCTTGTTCTGGTGCAACATTTTCTAGTAGTAAACGATTATATAAACTTAAACCTTGTTGTAAATGTTCACTTACTTCTAGATTGAGTTCTTGGGATATTAGAATCTGTTCTCCACTTCCCTGCTTACTACTCTCTGGTTTCTCTCTCCACTTACGAATATTATAAATTTCTGGGTCATCAGAAATATACCTACGACTTTCTTCATTCCAGACTAAACCCACTTGGTGTTTAACCAACTGTCTAGCCACAAACACTGGCGCCTTTATGCGAAAAGAAAGAAAGGTATGTGCGAAGGGCGACCAGTGCTTATGTTCTGCAAGATAACGAATTAATCGTTCATCTGTTCTTTCAAATTCTTCTTTTACTTTTGCATACGAAACTCTAGCTGCATTTACTACAGACAAGTCCGTACCCATTTTATCTATTAACTCTACCTTCATCTCTATCAAACTTGTAAACTTGTAAATAATACCAAAAACAGTTAGGGTAATTGTATGGGTTTGGAACTTCACTTGAAAAGTGGTTCTGTAGTTTGTGGTATATTTCGTTTATTTTTTCGTCCATTATCTACCTATAAAATATAGTGTTGCAAACATCACAACTAAAAGTAATACACATACTCTATCTCTATCCATTATTCTATCCATTCTAACACATCAATACAATCGCAAACATATTGCTTTGCTTGTTCTCGTGTTCTTGCAATGACGATTGCAGTACCAAAGTTATGGTCAATCGTCCAATGTATATTTTTACTAGACCCTCTCATTGATACTTCTTCATCAATTAGAAACTCTATCTTAAATTCTTTCTCACTCGGAAAGAGAATTATTTTGTTGTCCAATTCCGTCATCTACTGAATCCATTATCGCACCAAAGACTTCATCTGCACCACGCATTGCGTTCTCCACATCTTTTTCTATGGGGAACTTGTAGACCAGATAAAAACCTATGAGAATACCTGCTATAAGCCTCATCATTTACTACCTCCTTTCATCAACTCTTCTTGTCTTTGTCTTTGTTCTTCTTCATAACCTTTACGATATTCTTTGATTGCTTCTTTATTTGTGTAGGGAACACAATAACAATATCCTATTTTCTTTGCTTCTGCATTACTCAACTTGTCAAAAGTATTTCTTCCGTGTCGTTTTGCAATCTTCTCTGAATTAATCTTCCATATAGTTGTCATTGAATACACCCTAAGTCAACATTAAAAGCAATATGCATTAATAGTATAATATTAAATGCAGTAAGTAAACCAGTTAATCCAACCAGCCATTCTAATCTATGAGGCCATACTTGAAACTCAAAGAAGTCCTCTATTGCAAACCACATATCTCGTAAAAAGATATAGGTGTCTTTCAGTATTTCTTTAATCGCACCAAACATTATTTAATCTCCAAAAGTTTTTTACCTTTGTCTTTATTCTCTTGCTTACGATTAAGAAACTCACCGTAAGACTCATCTGTAAAACACTCTGCAAGAACTACAACTGTTTCGTGTTTGTTTTTAAAAATGTAATCTACATCTGCTTTTGCTTGTGAACATTGTCCGAAGTCTGTATAACCTCGCATTTCATAAGTCTTGGCTGGAAATGCACCATCATTATGTAAGATAGTAACACTTAATACTAATAACCATTTCATATATCTTCCTCAGTTTTATCACACCAATTACAAGGACAACCTTTTTCAGTTCCCATAATATCTTGCTCAATAGGACAATAATGCTCCCAGAACTCTATATCGTTTATTGTTTTTTTGGTGTCCATTCTCTTAACTCATCAACTCTTTTAATCTCGTGATGTCTTAACACTAGATGTCTTTCATTCTCTGCATCATAACACACAAAGTTAAAATCAACATCCATATTTTGAACATAACAATAACCACTTCTCGGATTAATATAATCCTCGTGCCATTCTTCATACCAAACAAAACTGCCTGGTTTAGGTTGTTCAAAATTTAACCCAGCCAAAACTAGGTCTTTAATATTAAATAATTCAAGTTGTTCCATAATATACCTTCT